CCCTTCAGAGATTTTACAACCCTTCAACTTTGGCCGCTTAGACCAAGTGACGTTTGCACAGGGCAAAGACCTGATGCAGATGGTGCAGATGGCAACAGGCGCTGTGGACGCTGCAGGCATCCCCGGAAGTATTAACGGAGAAGCCACTGCCGCAGGCATCTCAATGTCTTTAGGTGCCATCATCAAGCGCCATAAGCGTACGCTCATCAATTTCCAAGAGAGCTTTCTCATCCCGATGATTGAGAAGAGTGCTTGGAGATATATGCAGTTTGCGCCAGAGCTTTATCCTGTCCAAGACTTTAAGTTTATTCCAACAAGCTCGCTAGGCATCATTGCTCGTGAATACGAAGTGACACAGCTTGTACAGCTGTTGCAGACAATGGACAAGCAAAGCCCAATGTATCCTCAATTGTTAGAGGCCATCATTGACCACATGAACATCTCCAATCGTGAAGAGTTGATTGCAACATTGCGTCAAAGCTCACAGCCTAATCCGCAAGCACAGCAAGCGGCACAGCAACAAGCGCAGATGCAGATGGCTCAATTGCAAGCGCAGGTGTCTGCGTTCCAAGCACAGGCTCAAGAGTCTGCGTCAAGAGCACAGAAGTATACAACAGAGACAGCATTGCTTGAATACGAAGCACAGACAGATCGCATCAAAGCCCTCTCCAATCAGCTGGAGCCGGGCATTGAGGACGACAAAGAGTTTGAGCGTCGCGCACGCATTGCAGAGATTATTCTTAAAGAACGTGATATCCAAACAAGGGAACGCACTAATGGTAGTGACCAAAACAGAGCTTCAGCAATTGGTGGAGCAAATCAACAGCAAATTCAGCCAGATGGACAGCAAGATAGCGGAATTGCAACAGCAGCTTCAAGCATCCCAACCATCACCCGCTAGCAACAACCGTGCCAAAGTACAAAAAAGTGCTTGACATTTGCCTAAATTTATGCTAGAATGTTCTATATAGAAAGCTTCTTATAGGGAGAATGTCTTTGACACCGGAAGAAGAGAAATATTACGAAACGTATTTTAATTTATTCCTCTCAGAGGGTTGGAAACAATTCATTGAGGAAATCCAAGAAATCATTGATGCCTACAGAATTGAAGACATCAAAGATGAGAAGCATCTAAACACCGTCAAAGGTCAACTTCAGATGCTACAACGTGTGTCTCGTTTTGAAAGTAGTATACGTAATGCTTACGACTATACGCAGGAGCGTTTAGACAATGTTGCGTAGATACGACATACGATGTACACAATGCCAAAGCGTAGAAGAAGTGTGGACAAACAACATTGTTGAATGCCCTCCTTGTTCTACATGCAATGGCGCAACACAGCGCAAACTCTCTCCAATCTCTACGAAGTTTGAAGGCAACGGCTGGCCCGGTGCTGACGATAAGTGGGCAAGAGATCACGAAAGAGCCGCTAAGGTAATGTAACTGTCCATAATGCTATTGTAGCACGGAGAAATGATATGGCAAAAATTATTGACCAGCGTGAGGAAGAGTACAACGAAGAGTTAGCAATGGAAGAGACAACAGCGGAAGCAAACGCTTCTGAGGTTGTTGAAGAGGAAGTTCCCGATAAATACCGTGGAAAATCCATCAAAGACATTGTACAGATGCATCAAGAAGCTGAGAAGCTATTGGGGCGTCAAAGCTCAGAAGTTGGAGATTTACGTCGCATTGTAGACGACTTTGTCCAAACACAACTGGCCACACAAAAACAAGCCCACACTAGCATAGACGAAGAAGTGGACTTTTTCGTTGATCCACAGAAAGCTGTTGAACGTGCAATTGCCAACCACCCAAAGATTAAAGAAGCAGAGAAGGTCTCTCAACAACTTCGGAAATCAGAGGCGTTAGCACGATTGCAAACAATACATCCAGACTTCCAAACAATCGTGTCAAACGAGAAGTTTTTAGAATGGGTGGGGAAGTCAAAAGTGAGGACGGATATGCTTCGCAGAGCCGACCAATCATACGACTTTGATAGTGCAGACGAACTACTCTCTTCTTGGAAAGAACGCCAAGCAATGGTTTCTGAAACTGCGGCGACAGAAACAAAAGCTCGTAAAGACCAAGTGAAGACAGCGTCAACAGGAAACACAAAGGGATCAGCAGAGGCTCCAAGCCGTAAGGTGTATCGTCGTGCTGACATCATTCAACTCATGCAAAAAGACCCAGAGCGTTATCGTGCTTTAATGCCTGAAATCAGGCAAGCCTACGCCGAAGGTCGTGTTAAATAGCCTTATAGGAGATCGACATGGCTACCTCAACTTATCCTACCATGACAGGCGCTATCGGTAAAACCGAAGCAAACGTCTTCATCCCCGAACTGTGGTCCGATGAAATCATCGCCGCATACAAGAAAAACCTTGTCCTTGCAAACCTTGTCAATAAAATGTCAATGGTTGGTAAGAAGGGTGACACTCTGCACATTCCTAAGCCCACTCGTGGTTCTGCGAATGTCAAGTCAGAAAACACTGCTGTAACTATTCAGAACGCTGTTGAGACAGATGTCCAAATCTCTGTCAACAATCACTATGAATATTCACGCCTCATTGAGGACATCGTAGAAGTACAAGCGCTTGATAGCATGCGTCGTTTCTACACTGATGACGCTGGCTACGCTTTGGCGAAGCAAGTGGATGATGATTTGTTCACATTGGGCAAGCGCTTCGGCGACGATGGCGGCACTGGCACAGACTGGGTGCATTCTAACAGCTACTACGTAAACGCTACAAGCGGCATTGCTGCTTACGCTGTTGACACTGTTGCTACTGGGGATGACTTCTCAGACTTGGCTTTCCGTCAGCTCATCAAATTGATGGACGACCAAGACACACCGATGGACGGACGCTTTATTGTCATCCCTCCTTCAGCACGCCAAACCATCATGGGCATCGACCGTTACGTGTCTTCTGACTTCGTAAATGGCCGCACTGTCAACAACGGCTTGATTGGCAACCTGTACGGCATTGACGTATATGTTTCCTCTAATTGCCCTGTTGTTGAAACTGATGCAGACAACACTGCAGCAGCCTTTGATGTCAAAGCAGCTATCCTTGCTCACCGCGACACGATGGTGTTGGCAGAGCAAATGGCTGTTCGTTCGCAAACGCAATATAAGCAAGAGTTTTTGGCCAACCTGTACACCGCAGACACTCTCTACGGTATTCAGACTCTTCGTCCAGAAACTGGCTTTGTATTGGTATTGCCAGCCTAAGCCTACTATGGGGGGCATCACTTCGGTGGTGCTTTCCCTTTATATTCTATAAGGAGATGCTATGCCGGTGTTCCGAGGCTTAGGTGGTGCAGGGAGTAGCGATGATGCAGCAACGATTAGTGCTGTAACAGAGCAGGCTCAGATTGCCACTACGAAAGCCAACCAAGCATCAGCGTCTGCTACCAGCGCAGCTTCGTCATCTGCGACAGCTGTTACAAAAGCCGATGAGGCTTCTACCTCTGCTATCAACGCAGACAACAGTGCCACAGAAGCGGCTTCTAGTGCCTCTACAGCTTCCACAGCCTCTACAGCAGCAGGTAATGCTCAGACGGCTGCAGAGACAGCACAGACAGCATCAGAAGCTGCCCAGACCGCTGCAGAGACAGCAGAAACAAATGCAGAAACAGCAGAGACAAACGCAGCTGCATCGGCCTCTGCAGCGTCTACATCAGAAACAAACGCAGCCTCTAGCGCCTCCACAGCCTCTACAGCAGCCACAAATGCCTCTAACAGTGCTACGGCTGCACAGACAGCACAAGCGGCTGCTGAGACGGCTCAGACAGCGGCTGAGACAGCGCAGGCTGCAGCTGAGGCGGCACAAGAAGCTATTGATGGTTTCTTCTTAGGGGTTAAGACAGCCAACCCCACATTGGACAACAATGGCAATGCTGTCACTGCTGGTGATTGGTATTTCAATAGCACAGACAACAGCACACGTATTTATGACGGTAGTAATTGGAACACCATCAACCCTGACCTTGTAGGCGACTTAACGCCACAGCTCGGTGGAACATTAGATGCCAATGGCAACATTATTGACATGGGCACTAACACCATCACAGACACGAAGGTGGGGCAATGGGACACAGCGTATGGCTGGGGCGATCATAGCACAGAAGGCTACCTCACCTCTGTAGCCTTTGGTGACCTGACTAGCACCCCGACAACATTGTCTGGCTATGGCATTACAGATGCTGCAACGTCTGCACAGGGCTCCCTATCCGACAGCGCTGTACAGCCCGGAGATAACATCTCTACGCTGACAAACGACTCAGGCTTTACAACAAACACAGGCACTGTCACTTCTGTAGCCTTGACAGCGCCTACAGGTCTCAGTGTTGCAGGCAGTCCTGTGACAACAACAGGCACATTAGCTGTGACGTTTACAGCAGGCTATTCCATCCCAACAACGGCTAGTCAGGGCAATTGGGATGTGGCATATGGATGGGGCGATCACGCCTCTTCAGGCTACTTAACAGCAGCGTCTTCCTTAGACGCTTCAAAGCTCACTGGAACAATTGATGGCGGTACATACTAATGGCAACAACAATTAAGCTCAAGAATGGTTCAGGCGCTCCGACAGCAGGAGATTTAGTGCAGGGCGAACCAGCCCTTGACCTAACAAACAAGCGTCTGTACACAGAAGATGCTGGTGGAAGCGTCATTGAAATTGGAACGTCTCCGTCCACAATTGACATCAATGCTGGCACCATCGACGGCACAGTGATTGGCGGCAGTTCTGCGGCGGCTGGGACGTTTACCACTGTCACGGCTTCTGGCGAGATTGCGGCGAATGGCGGCATTGCGTTAGGTGATAATGATGTTGCTACGTTCGGTGCTGGTGATGACCTACAGATTTATCATGATGGGTCTAATAGCTATATCTCTGAAAACGGTGATGGTGAGTTATTATTACGAACTAATGGTACTGGTATTAGGCTTCAAAAAAACAATGGCGAGAATATGCTTAAAGCCCTTACAGATGGGACTGTTCAGCTATACTATGATAACCAAGACAAACTAGCCACAACCGCCACAGGCATAGACGTTACTGGCACAGTCACGGCTGATGGACTGACTGTTAGTGGACCTGTGTCCATGACCACAATCAACACAACACTCGGATTTAATAGTGGTTCTGCAAACACGGTTGCCACATTTACATCGACCGACACAGAGGCTCAAATAGATTTAGTTGATACTACAGGCTCCGCGCAAATACGCTCAAGAAACGACCTTCGGTTCTACGTCAATGGAGGCCTTAATCGTGCGATGGACATCGACTCATCAGGCAACGTGGGTATTGGAACTTCGACTACAACTGCGATTAGACTTACTGCAACAACGGCTACAGCAAACCATATTGGGTTACAAGTAGAAAACTCAAACACCGCAGATAGTTTTGGTATGGTTGTCAAAGCGGGTAATGATGCAAACGATTATACTGCTGACTTCAGAAAACGAGACAATACGAACATCATGCGTATTCGTGGCGATGGCAACGTAGGTATTGGGACGACTTCGCCGGGTGCAAAATTGCATGTTAACGGAGGGCGTTCAACTTTTTATTCACAAGACAACTATGCCGTTGGGGTAGGTAACGTTGCTGGAGAGCTGGGTGGGTGGATAGGTTCTCCTTCAGTCAATGTTATGAGTTTTAGTGAGCCGGGTGGCGTAGAACGCATGCGTATCGACTCATCAGGCTCAGTGGGTATTGGGACGACTAGCCCGTCACAGAAACTAGATGTAGTTGGAAACTCCGCAAACATTCGTGTCGCTGAAAGTGGCGGCGGTGACTTGCGTATGAATGTAACTGGCTCAACTGGTGGAATAGGTACACATTCAAATCACGCATTACTGTTTAGAACAAACTCTACAGAACGCATGCGTATCGACACATCAGGCAACCTCGGCTTGGGGGTTACTCCGAGTGCTTGGAGCCAAGGAAAAGCTCTGCAAGTCGGAACGACTACATCGCTTTGGTTTGATGCGTCAGGCTCCACTTACTACGGAAATAACTTTTACTACAACAGCGGTTTCAAATACACATCCGCAGGAAAATACGCTACTGCCTATCTGACAACAGACATCGGGCAGCATCAGTGGCTTACCACGCAATCTACTCAGGGTGCAGGCAACGCTATCTCGTTTACTCAGGCGATGACGCTGGACGCATCAGGCAACCTGTTGGTGGGTAAGACTGCGGCAGGAGCAGCGAATCTTGGTGTTGATATTCAGCCAAGTGGTATTTTGGTTGCATCAAGAAGCGGCAACATATCAGGTCTTTTTAATCGGACAACGAGTGATGGTGCTATTGTTGACTTCCGCAAAGACAACACAACCGTAGGTAGTATTGGTACTAAACTAGGTGGTTTGTATATAGCAGATGGAGGGATTGGACTTAGGTTTGATTCAGGTGGTACTGACGACATCCTACCCTGCAATGCAACAGGAGATGCGGCAGATGCCTCTATAAATCTAGGTTCATCAGGCGCTCGCTTCAAA